ATCTAACAAAAAATGATAATTTTAACACGTTTTCCAACGATGTCCACACAAAATGCACTGACAAAATATTGTCATTGGTTCATCTGCTGAACGCGTTTGCATTTGGTAATACGTACATTGTTTTCCTTTACATTTTCCACAAGTAAATGTATCTGTCATAGATTCAATTGTTTGTTCAAATTTATTCTTATCTCTAATGCTTTTTGCTTTAATAGATTCTTCCCATTTTTCTGGATACATTTCCTGATGCGTCATAAAGGCAATTTCTTGAGTTTTGATTTCACCATTTTTTACCATGTTAATTAATCTACCATTTTTCAAATTTATATAAATGCTGCGTAAATGATCTATATAAATTTGAATAAAGAATTGATTATCCCATTTTTTTACAACTTTTTTATTTGTTGCTTCTTTAATAGTCCAATTATGTACACCTTTTTCTAAATTAATAGCATCTTTTGTTTCAAAAAACTCTTCAAGTTTTGTACGAATATTACTTCTAAATTGGTCTGGGTTTTCTATTTTACGAATAGGCATTCTTTTAAATATACTATGATGTATTATATTTAAATAATAATCAATTTTTTATTATAAGTTTTCAAATACCAGACAATTTATTATAATTATTCAATATAAGATTCTTCAGATAGTTCTGAACCTAAATCTTCTAAAACCAGTTCTTCTTCTTCAACATCACCGCTAGTATAACTTGGTTCATCGCTTTCATTATCTGAACTAGACTCTTCTTCTGCATCACTACTATCAACTACAAACCCATCTTTTAAATAACCACCTTTTTTAGTCTTCAGGTTTTTTGGAATATTTGTTAATTCATCTTCCTCTTCATCATCTTCATTACATGTTAATGCCAAATTTTCAAATCCACCAAACAATTTTTCATATATTTTATTCCATAAATCTAGACTTAAATTTATATTAGAATTGATATTTGTATTGTCTTTAATCATGCCAACCAATGCACAAGAACCAAAATATAATTTGTTATCAACTGGAGGCGGAAAATCATATTTATTTTCCACATTAGCCTTTCCATTTAGTTTTCCATACATTTGAATTACATATTTTTGACTATCAAGTTTTACATTCCATTCAACCTGTAAACTAAACCCTTCTTCTTTTTTAAACCCACATTTTTTATAAAGTTCATCAACTTTATAATCCTTAACTTTTAATGTTTTTAATACCCCACATTTATCAACAATTATTACACTTAATGATTGAGACATAATTATGCATAATTAATGTAACATAGGTTTAAATTGTTTAATTGTTATATTATTATTTTTTCACTTTTAATACAAGTTATACATTTATAATATGTTCTATTTAAACTAAACAAATATTTCAATATATTATGTTAAGTTGGATTATACAAATTTCTTTAATTTCTATTATATTTATTTTTTTGGTACATCATTTGATACTATTTTTTAAATCAACATTAACAGTGCCCAAAATTAAAGATTTAGTCAATTCTCCTAATCAAAAATATCAACATATTTATGATACTATTTTAAATAAATCGGATTCCTCTTCCTCTTCTATGCCTTCGTCATCCTCTATAGGATATACAAATGTAGAACTATTGCCTTTAAACAATGATTCTATGAAAGATGAATTAAAATCTTTTTTAAAAAAACAATTAAACAAAAATATGGGGGAGGGAAATGGAAATGATAGACACTTTTCTAATTTTAATGCAAATTTTTAATAAAATTTACTTAAAGATATAATTACAATTATATTATAATGTCCAAGACTATAGACATCACACAATTTGCATTACAATATTTTCCAAAGTTTGAACTTTCTTATGACATTATTACACATAAGAAAGTTTATGGCGCTAATATTGTTTTAGCTATTCCAGAGGGTAATAAATATTTTGCATGGTTTACTACTTATAAAAATAAAAGTGCTTGTTTTTTATTACAAATTAGTGAAAATAATAATATTGTTAATGTTCAAATAGTTAATGCCGATTTTACTGATACACTTGCTTTAGGTACTATATTTTATGGAACATTATTTTCACATTGTAAAAATAAGAGTTATTTTTGTATAGAAGATTTATATTATTATGTAGGAAAATCTTGCATTAATTTAAAATATATTTCAAAACTTGAAATATTAAGAGATATTTTTAAGAATGACATTTGTCAAACTGCTTTAACTGACAAATTTACTACATTTGGATTACCTTTAATATTTAATGACTTAAAATTAATTCTTAAAGAAATTCAACTATTGCCTTATAAAATAAGTGAAATTAAGTTTCGTTATTTTGATATTAAAAAAATATATTCTATGAAATATATTAAACCAGGTTATCATCATAATAACGCAATTTTTAAAATAACTGCTGATATTGAACCCGATATTTATAATTTATTTATTTATAAAGATGGATCAGAAGTTTTTTATGATATTGCTTTTATTCCAAATTATAACACAAGTGTAATGATGAATAAATTATTTAGAAAAATTAAAGAAAATGAAAATTTAGATGCTATAGAAGAAAGCGATGATGAAGAAGAATTTCAAGATAATAAAGAAGACAAATATGTTTATTTAGATATTTCATTTAAGATGAATTGTGAATATAATAGTAAATTTAAACGTTGGGTTCCTATTAGTTTAGCTAGCAAAAATGATAATATTATTTCTATTAAAACCCTTTTACAAAATTATTAAATGTCTAAGGATAATATATAATGTTTAATAACAATAATTTAGTTAATATAGATAGTTCAAATGGAGATGGCAATTTTTTTACAAATAATGCAATGCCTAATGGTTCACACGCGTTAGGTTCTGCTGGTAGTAATATTCAAAGTGCGGCAGGAATTTATCCTCCATGTAAACAAACAGGAGGCAAAATTAATCGTAAAAAAATAAATAAAATATCAACAAAGTATAAAATGAAGGGTTCGAAAAAAACAATTAGAAGAAAACTTAAACGAATGAAGAGTCGGGTGCGTTCAAAATATGCTAGACGTTTATCAAGACGTTCACGATCATCTAGACGTTCACTTAAAGGCGGAACACATAATTATCCTAGCGGATATGCTCAATATCAAAATAATAATGGAAGTTTAAGCAATACTTATTCTCTTGGTGGCCCATTAACTTCTAGAGATAGCGCTTTAGCAAATCCTCCTGTATATAATAAAGTAGACGAACAACCGGATAATTTAAATCATTATGCCAAAAATGCGTATGGAAACTCTGGAAGTGGTTCTGGATTTGCCAGTAGAGGGTGGTTTTAAAATACTTTTATAAAATACTTTAAAATAATATATGTTTTAATGTATTTTTTTGTATCCTGTTGTACCCTTTTTGTATCCTCTTGTATGTTTATGGTATTTAACCTTTGTTATTTAAATCAATTAGCATCACAAATAATATATTATTTTATTTGGCATTTTTTGGCATTTTTTTTGTATCCTTGAGAATCTATATTTTTTAAAAAATGCCAAATAAATATACCCACATTTTAAAATATTTTATTAAAATTTAAGAGCATTTTCATCACAATGGTAAAAATAATTTTGAATTTTCAAAAAAGATTTCAGGTTTCTCATTTTGGACATTTTTAAAAATGTCCATTTTCAAAAACCCAATCGACTTTTTAAAATTTTGAAATTTTCTCAATGATAGTTGGTTCCTATTTATTAATAATTACCCTTTTGGCTACTTTTGAGATTATTTTGTTAATATTATTTTGTTGCTCTTCTTTTGTTGATCCTGACATCGAGTTTGATACTATTTTTAAATATTTGTCGTTTTGTTTTGATTCAGAATTCAAACAATCTGGATGTGCTTTAACCCATTCTGGTATATTTTTTATATTTTTATTTGCTACTTGCTTTATTATTTTTATCATAGTATCTTTATTTTCATTTTCTTTTATCCATTGATTATTATCTTTTATGTATAATATTTCTCTTTTTGAATCAGAACAATGAATTGGTCTTTTATGTGTATTCATATCATCTAAATTTTTTATTACAACTCGTGATATACCATCTACATATCCTAATCTACCGGTTTCTTCTAAATCTTCCAATTGTAACTGAATTGAATTAACAAAATCTGTTACATTTATTGCATCTTTACATTGTTCATTAAGAAAAAATTGTAAATTAAATGTTTTATTATGACTATTGTTAGTATTATGTGTTCCATTTTTAATAATTTCCATCATCATTTTTTTCATTTCGCTATTTTCTTTTATTAATAACATCATTAACTCTTTGTCAGTTGGTTCATTATTTGCAGACACCATTTTTTCAATTTCTATGTATTCATTGTCTATGCATGTTTTTTTATGTCTCCATAATCCAGAATGATAAAAAAATGCCTTACCACAATCGCATTTATATTTTTTAGTTATTAATATATCATTTTGTATCATATTTGTATCTTTTTGTATCATATTTGTATCTTTTTGTATCATTGTTGTATCTTTTTGTATCATTTTGTATCTGTTTATATGTTTAGACGTTGTCGTATGTTTTATAAAATTAGATTGTTTAGAGCATTCAAAGTCACAATATTCACAATAATTTTTATTTGGCATTTTTGGCATTAAATTTGTATCCATATGTACCATTTATATTATATTTCTAAACTATTTTTCACAAAATAGTATAAACAATCGCACTTTTAAATATATTAAACCATTTTAACATAAGATTGCCCACAATAGTAAATCAGAAATTACAAGTTCAATATGCATCGGCATTGTATCCTTTGTACCTTTTTTTGTATCCTTGTATATTTAAATGGCGTTTATTTTATTAAACTTTTTAAATTTAAAGCAATTAACATAACAAATAATCAATTATTTTATTTGGCATTTTTCGGCATTTTTTTGTATCCTTGAGAATCTAGTTTTTTACAAAAATGCCAAATAAATATATCCACATTTTAAAATATTTTGTTAAAATTTAAGAGCATTTTCGTCACAATGGTAAAAATAATTTTGAATTTTCAAAAAAGATTTCAGGTTTCTCATTTTGGACATTTTTAAAAATGTCCATTTTCAAAAACCCAATCGACTTTTTAAAATTCTGAATTTTTCTCAATGATAGTTGGTTCCTTTTATTAATAATTCCCTTGTATCCTTTGTACCTTTTTTTGTATCCTTGTATATTTAAGTGGCATTTATTTTATTTAACTTTTTAATTTTAAAGCAATTAGCATCACAAATAATCAATTATTTTATTTGGCATTTTTCGGCATTTTTTTGTATCCTTGAGAATCTATATTTTTAAAAAAATGCCAAATAAATATATCCACATTTTAAAATATTTTGTTAAAATTTAAGAGCATTCTCGTCACAATGGTAAAAATAATTTTGAATTTTCAAAAAAGATTTCAGGTTTCTCATTTTAGACATTTTTAAAAATGTCCATTTTCAAAAACCCAATCGACTTTTTAAAATTCTGAATTTTTCTCAATGATAGTTGGTTCCTTTTATTAATAATTCCCTTGTATCCTTTGTACCTTTTTTTGTATCCTTGTATATTTAAGTGGCATTTATTTTATTTAACTTTTTAATTTTAAAGCAATTAGCATCACAAATAATCAATTATTTTATTTGGCATTTTTCGGCATTTTTTTGTATCCTTGAGAATCTATATTTTTAAAAAAATGCCAAATAAATATATCCACATTTTAAAATATTTTGTTAAAATTTAAGAGCATTCTCGTCACAATGGTAAAAATAATTTTGAATTTTCAAAAAAGATTTCAGGTTTCTCATTTTAGACATTTTTAAAAATGTCCATTTTCAAAAACCCAATCGACTTTTTAAAATTTTGAAATTTTCTCAATGATAGTTGGTTCTTATAAATAATATATACATTAATATATATATTATTTTATTATGACAAATGAATTCAATGCAACATAATTAATTTTTAGGTGTTTTCTTAATTTGTAATAAACAAACTCCTGATTTTACTTTATCTTTTTGATCATTATTATCACATTCTTCTTCTTCATCTTCCGAATTGGTATCTTCTGCTATACTTTTATCAGATGAACTACGACTACTTGGTTGCAATATCTCTTTTTTTGGTTCTTTACTTTTTCTAGGTTTATAATTAGTTGGTTCATATATTACTTTCCATTTAGAGGCATCAGAGGCATAATCCAAACTATTAGTTTGAATTATTTTATAATTTTGTTTTTTATAAAAACTTTTTCTTTTTAACCATTGTCTTTGAAAATTATCATGACTATCAATAATATCAACAACAACAGGTGCAAATTCATGTTTTTGTCGTAATATTCTTCCAACCGATTGTTCAATATTTGTCATTGGTGTGATCATAAAAAGGGTTGTTAATGATTTAATGTCTAATCCCTCACTAGCCATACTATACGTAGCAAGTACAACTTGTTTTGTTTCACTTTCTTTTAATGCGGATTCTTTCATTCCTCCAACATAATATCCTACTGTACTAATATTATGATGTTTAATAGCGTTAAACATGTAAGATAAAATATTTTTATATGATGCTATCATCATAATCTGTTGTTTAGGATTTTCGGCAAGCATATCTTTTAAAACTTTAAGAATAAATTCAGATCTATAATTATAATTACATATTTTGCTAAGCATTTTAGATGAGGCAGTTTGTCCCCTAAAGTCTAATTCTAATTCATTGAATTCATCATCTTTTGTTTGATATGTAATTCCTCTAATAATAACATTTTCATCTTTACTTCTTTCCTGTTTATACACAACTTCACCAAGGAACATTTTAAATACTTTTGTGGTGCCATCTTTTCGATTCATTGTGGCGCTTAATCCTAGCATATATTTTGTAACTAGTTTAAATAACGCACAAGAGAATACCTCAGAAGAAATATGATGAACTTCATCAATAATAGTGAATCCAAAACTATCAAATAAGGTGCTAGGATAATCTTTCATTGATAAACTTTGTAACATAGCAAGAACAATATCCTTGTTATCAATATCAATAATTTGTCCTTGAATTTTGCCAATTCTAGCGTTAGGTAAGAACTGTTCAATGCGTTCAATCCATTGATTCATAAGAAATTCTTTATGAACTATTACTAATGTTTTTTTATTGAGACGACTTACCAAGTTAAGACCTATTGAGGTATTATGCGTTACATTAAAATCGCCCAAAACAAATCTTCTATTTCCATCAATTTCAAACCCATAGTAATCATCTACTTCTAACTTCTCTATATTTAACCGATAAACAAGAGAGTTTTTTATTTGTTGTATTTTGTTAGATATTTTTCTTTTACATAACAGAGGAATTTCCTCTAATCCAGAACCATATATACTAATTCTATTATATTCGCCTTCTTTTGGACCATTTTGTGCATAACACGCAAACCCTAATGACCTACATAAATATACTATATCTTCAGTTAATAAACTATTTTTTTGTATAATTTCATAATAATTATTTTTATGATATCCATCTGAATCAATTAATCCAGCTAAAACCTTCAGTCGTATATTTCTACTATTACATTTATAATTATATGGTATATGTTTATGGTTAATTAAATTATTATTTCTTAAAATTCTCATGAATCTATTATCTTTTTTTAAACTACAAATTCTAAATTGAGACATATAACTTAAATAGAGGTCCGTATATTCTGTTTTACATAAGTCTACAATATATTTAATAATACAACCTTCTTTTAGAGGACCTTTACTTGCACCATCTCCGAGCCAATAACCTAACAAATAAGGATCAAAATCTACATGAGTTTCAGGAAAATTAATTCCAACTTTATATCCTAATAATGAAGTTCTAAAAGATTTTGGTAATCCTAAATAGTCTTTAACTGATATATCTATTATATCGCCCTTTTGTATTTTTTTACTATGATTTACGGAAGACTTTAATGACAATATGTGACTTTCATTACATATATATTCATCTCCTTTTTTGCTACTAATTTTATACATTTGTTCCCTACCTCTCGCTAATGATAATACCTTTCTGGGTGTTGAATCATCTCCCATTAATAAATCGCCAATTTGTATATTTTCAACTAACTCAACATTTCCATTATATAATATTACTTTGGTTCCTTTTCCTAAACATTTACCGAATCCACATGGTAATTCAAGTAATCCTCCTCCACCATTTGTAATGTGGTCTAAATATTTATTTACAACAGGAACCTGATTTTCTCTTAAAGTTCCTTTAAATTCTAAATTAATATCATTTCCTTCTGTAATTTTAATATTTTTAACAGGTCCAAACAATTCTTCCCCAAAATAACGTGGAATATATATTTTTTTTTCAGATTCCCTATACGCTGGGAATGATTTTTGAACTTGAACAGGTGAACCAGGAACAAATGGTTTAACCATAAGCATTTCTTTTAATGAAAGTTGTTGTTTAATAGACATTTCGGATTTAAGTATAGTATATCCTTTATTTCCTAAATATGTATTTTGTAAACTTGTAAAGCAAGTAATAATTTCTTTATTATTTGTTTTTTGATTCATTTCAACTAAGTATATTTAGAATAATATTTTTAGATTGTTTCTTTAAATATAATTCATAAGTTTTTTTAAAAGTATATTATATATAAGATGGATTCTTTGAAAGATTTATTTACAAAAAAAAATATGCCAGAACTAGTTCTTGCCTCACTATTTGTTTTATATTTAGTGATGGGTTATAAAATGCCAGAACAAGCGGCCACAATAGTTGATTCAACAATAGGAAAAATAGTAGTAGTTTTAGTTGCGTTAATGTTGTTTGCATATTCAAAACCAATTTTAGGTATTTTGGCTTTGTTAGTTGCTTATCAATTGATTAAAAGTTCTTCAGTTCAAACTGGAATGGCTGGTTTAGAAGAGTATTACCCAACAGAATCAAAAAAGTGGACTCCTTTTACTCCTACAAATCAATTTGCTTATACTTTAGAGCAAGAAGTTGTTAAAAAAATGGCAAATCAAAAATTTAACACTGAATATGTAAAGGCACCATTTAGACCAATATTAGATGATACGCATGACGCTGAACCTTTAAGTATTTTGTAAACTTGTAAAATAATTGTTGGATCCACCTTTTGTTGTCGGTTTTAACATATCTAATAAATACTTTATAACAAATAATATTGTAATAAACAATAATGAACCTAAAAATAACTTTACTAAAGGATTATTTAACCAATCTTTAGTATCCACACTCACACCCATATCAGTTACTATTTGGGTTGTTTCGTCTGATGAACCTACCGGTTGACAATCAATGTATATGTCTTGCGAGTTAAAATTAGAACCTTTGCTAGTTGAACCCTTATCATTATAAAATAAATTAGGACCAGTTTTAATATTATATGGATTACTTCGTATTATTGATTGTAGTTTTGTTAATGCATTTGACGTTATATCTAATGATGAAGTAAATACTATATAATTAACATTTTCACTGCAAGGTTGATATGGTTCTGTACCTGAATATGAAAAAAAAGGTGTTTTTGGAACTAACAAATTTAAATTAAAATTTTGAATATTAACATTAGTTGCTTCATCTTCAGAAGGAGCGCTAGAAGCAATAGTATTTATTATGTTATTAAACAATAGTGCGCTTTTACTAGATGTATTATTAGTTTTTATTGGAATACAAACTAACAAAGGTATATCTCCTGTATTAGATGTATGAACAATAATTAATTCACCATCTTTTTTAGAATCATTATATGAATGTAATGAAGGAATGTATAATCTGATTTCTTTAACATCAAATTGTAAGGCATTATATAATACTGGAGGAGATGAAGATTTATCGTATGAAATTGATATATAATTACCCCGATTTGTAGCCAAACAAGAACTATTATTGTAATTAAAACTATAAGCACATTTTAAATCACATTTGCCAGTAATTTTTGACATACTTATATCTATTGGTGCTGTAGCATTTGGACAACTCATTTATATTATATTAAGGAATTAATTTTATTCAGTATATCTTTATTACACCTTTCTAAATGTTATAAAGATATTCACCTCTTTACCCTTTAAATACTTGTTTAAAATATTACAGCCAACTATTTAAAACCATGTCTATATCTTCTGTACCTTCGACATCATCTATTAATAATTTATTCAAATAACTAGGATGGTACTTTTTCATAATTTTGGGTTCTCTTATATTTTTCCATAATAAATCCCTAAATTGTGTTTTAAATTTTAAACAATAATATAAATTACAAAATTTGTGTAATATTTGTAATTTGTTATTTATAATAAATAAATTATTGCTATCTATTATTTCATAAATAGGATTATTATTATAATACAATTCTTGTAGATTTACATTTAACGTGGGTAAAGATGCTAATTGATTATGTTGACAATGTAATTTTCGTAGATTTACATTTAAAGAAGGTAAAGCAACCAATTGATTATTGTAACAATGTAATATTTGTAAATTTGAATTTAAAGAAGGTAAAGCAACCAATTGATTATTGTAACAATGTAATATTTGTAAATTTGAATTTAAAGAAGGTAACACAACCAATTGATTATTGTGACAAAATAATTTTTGTAGATTTTCATTTAAAGTAGGTAACTCTGTTAATTGATTATTATCACAACATAATTTTTGCAAATTTTCATTTAAAGAAGGAAGCAATGTTAAATGATTATTATTACAACATAACGTATCTAGATTTGTATTTAAAGAAGGTAGCACAACCAATTGATTATTTTCACAAAATAACGTATCTAGATTTGTATTTAAAGAAGGTAGCACAACCAATTGATTATTTTCACAAAATAATTCTTGTAAATTTTCATTTAAAGAAGGTAAAGCAACCAATTGATTATTGTGACAAAATAATTTTTGTAAATTTTCATTTAAAGAAGGTAAAGCAACCAATTGATTATTGTAACAATGTAATATTTGTAAATTTGAATTTAAAGAAGGTAAAGCAACCAATTGATTATTGTAACAATGTAATATTTGTAAATTTGAATTTAAAGAAGGTAACACAACCAATTGATTATTGTGACAAAATAATTTTTGTAGATTTTCATTTAAAGTAGGTAACTCTGTTAATTGATTATTGTAACAATATAATATTTTTAAATGTTTAAATCTGGTTAAATCAGGAAGATAATTAAGTTGTTTATCAGTTACATTAATAATTTCTGTATTTTCAGGTAAATTATTTATGTAAGTTTCGATGCAAAATTCAGTCATAATTATTTGGGTATAATCTATTTCAACTTTTGGCATATTTTAGTTATATATTTTATCTTTAAGTGTCTTTATAATGTCTTATAACATAACATTTCAATTTTTTAATTCTTAAAAATCATCTGTAAATGCGAAATCTTCATTGCTTTGAGTTTTATCGGCAAGAGCATAAGAGTCATTGCGACGCTCGAAAAAATTTGTTTTAGACTCAATGCTAATCATCTCCATAAAGTCAAAAGGATTTGTCACATTATAAATCTTTTTGTATCCCAATTGAACAGATAAACGATCGGCAACAAATTTTATATATTGCGTCATCAATTGACTATTCATCCCAATTAATCTACACGGCAATGCTTCACAAATAAATTCTATTTCTATTTCAACTGCTTCCTTAATAATGTCATGAATCCGATTTTTATCCATTTTTTTAATTAATTTTGAATATAATAATATCGCAAATTCACAATGAAGTGCTTCATCTCGTGAAATAAGTTCATTGCTAAATGTTAATCCTGGCATTAGTCCACGTTTTTTTAACCAAAATATACTACAAAACGCACCAGAAAAAAAGATACCTTCTACACAAGCAAATGCTACCAAACGTGTCGCAAAACTTGACCTATTATCATGTATCCATTTTTGCGCCCAATCAGATTTCTTTTTAATGCAAGGATAATTTGATATTGCATTAAATAATTTACTTTTTTCGTCCTTATCTTTTATATATGTTTCAATTAAATTGCTATATGTATTACTATGAATATTTTCCATTGCTATTTGAAAACCATAAAATGCTCTTGCCTCTGATACTTGGACATCGCTCATAAATCGTTGAGCCAAATTCTCCAAAACAATTCCATCAGACGCAGCGAAAAACGCCAAAATCATAGAAATAAAATGTTGTTCATCTTTATTAAGAGCATCCCAGTGCGACAAATCTTTAGACAAATCTATTTCTTCTGGTCGCCAAAAACAATCTACTTGTTTTTGATACATACTCCATATATCTTCATATTTAATTGGAAACATCACAAATCTATTCTCGTCTGGAGTTAATAATGGTTCTAAATTGTTCTTTGACATCCTAAATTATATATAGCATAGATTTTAAATTTGTTTTTTATATATTTTAAATTTAAAATTTAATAACTTAATAAAATAAGAATGATTTTAACAATAGGGGAAAGAGATTTATATTTACTACAAATTGAAACTGAAATCAACAATAAAAAGAAGTTGTTACTTAAAAAAAAAAAAGATTTAGATAAAAAACAACAAGTTAATCAATTTTTAAATGGCGTTACTAAAGACTATCAAAAATATTACAATCATATTCTTAATGAAAAACAACAACAATATAAAATGCTTTTATTGCTTAAGGAATATTTAAACGATTTAATTAAAACTGAAGATTTGGTAGATGAACAACGTAGAACAGCAAAACACGACCAACAAAATATTCTAAAAGAAATCGACAAAGTTAAGGGTGAATTAGACAATTTAATAAAATAAAATAAATACCTATATAATATATATATAAATGGAGGAAGCATTAAACACCCTAGGCATAACAGTTGATAGTATTGCTAACAAAATAACAACCAGTAAACAGGCGGCAGCACAATATAAGAGTATGATAATGGCAAAACTTTCAGCGCTTCAGGAACAAATAGCAACGTTAAGTCAAAAGGCAGCCACCAATCCTCAGGTACTTCAGTTACGACAGCAATTAAAAGAATCACAGGATGCTTTAGCAGAAAAAACATCAGATCTTGAGACATCAAACGCTAAACTGAATGAACTAAATTCGAAAATAAGTGAGTTGACTAATCAAATTCAATCAAAAGATAATGAGATTAATACAACAAATGCAGAATTGGAAAATTTAAAAAGGGATAAAGAAGAACAACGTCAACAAAATATTACGAATACTAACGCATTTGCGGACTTACAAAATGAAAAAAATGCGTTACAAGAGCATAATGACCAACATGAAGCTGCATTTTCAGAGCTCAATGCACAAATGCAAACTCTAAAAACTGAAAAAGTAGAGTTAGAACGACAATTAGGTGCTTCTAAAGATGACCTTAACCGCTTTGTTCAACGTATTGGCGAAATTAACGCAAGATTGGCATCAGAAATTGAAAAAATTAATACTATACTTGAGAACTTTGGTGAAGGTGATAATGTAAGTCAAGAAATTGAAGCTATCGGTTCAAATCTTCAAGCAATTATAAATGTCATTAACAATCCAGTTACAACGGGTGGACGACGCAAAACAAAGAAACATAAAAAAATGCGTGGTGGGTATTTGTATAGTAAAAAATCAAACTCAAATAGTTCTTCTATGAACAATTCATCAAGATCTAACTCTAAATCTAAATCTAATTCTAAATCTAGACGTAAAAAAAGACTACTTAACTTTTAATTGAATTATTTATTTTTAAGTTCACTTAACATTCCTTTTAGTCCAGGCAAATTTTTATATAAAGTTATTAAATTTTTACTTAGTTCTCTTGTTGATAAATTTAATAAATTACATCTTTGTTTTATTATATTTTTTCGTTCTTGAAACACTTTTTTCCATTTTTTTTGAATTATACGTAACCAAAATGTTTTTAAAATTGCTATAGCTTCTTGTGTTGGAAGAATTATATATTGACCTATTTCAGGTTTAATATAATTCGGATGTTTAATTATATTATGATAATTTCTTATTGTTGGATGTTTTTTAGAATAAAGAGTATTAAATTGTTCTAAATAATGTCGTTGTAACCATTTAATTTCATCCTTCAATCGTACAAACGTATTATTATTATATTCATCTTCTGAATCTGAGTCATATTCATAATCTGACTCAGATTCTTCATATTCATCTAAATGACTATATGATATTCCAGTTTTAGTATCAAACCTATCATATACCAAATAATGGGTTTCAATATTTGGGTCACTATCTTCTGTTTTACCATGTCTCCCTGGATAATGTAATTCACATAACATTAAATAATGTTGTTTATTAATCGCATTGTTATTATACATTTATTTATTTAATAATAATATATATATATTATTTTTATTCAATTTTTTTTAAAACATTATATATATAATATGGGTTTTGTAAACGAAAGTTCAAAATTATTAACTAATAAATACTTTTTGTATTTTATAGTATTTTTAGCTTCTACAAATGTATTAGGTTATATTGTTACTAATAAAATAAATGCTATTATATTTTTTATATTAGTAAGTATATTAACACATCAATTTAGTAAAAATATGGCAGTAATATTGTTAGTTTCAATAATTGCTACTAATTTTTTAATGGCTAATAAAAGAATGCGTGAAGGTTTAGAAGGTATTGATAATGCAACAAGTGATAAGTCGACAAGCAATAATGTAACAAGTGATAATGCAAAAACTACTGGTCTTTCTCAAAATGTATTACAGAAAATTACAGATATAGACCCTGAAATTGCTGATGCTATTCCTTCTGTTCAAAATGACCAAACTACTAGTCCATCACTAGATCCAAACAATCATGATTTAAACAAAACAAATACAGAAACAAATGCTCCAATGGGTGTAGGGTCTAGTATGTCTAAAAAGCAAAGTTCCAAAACATCAGAACATTTTGGTCCAAGATTAGATTATGCCAAAACAATTGAACAATCATATCAACACTTAGACCAATTATTGGGCAGTGATTCTATTCAACAACTAACAAGTGATACTAAAAAACTTATGTCACAACAACAAAATTTATTTAATACTATGCAACAAATGGCTCCTATGATAGAAGGAGCTAAGAATATGTTAGGAGGATTTGATATAAAAGGTTTAACCAATTCTTTAAATAAAGTAAGTGATATAAGTGGTATAACTGGCAAAAAAGAATAATATTAATATTATAATAATATATATTAATGAAAAAGTGTCCTCCTGGTGTTATATGTGTGGAAAATGTATCTTTTTGTTTACTTTGTATTATTTTGTTAGTTATAGGGTTTTTTATTTATATGAATTTTAAAAACAATACTAATAATACTAATAATAATATTACATTCGAAAATAAAAGAGATGGATTATTTAGTAGTTTTTTACCAAGTTGGCCATATAATAATTTACAAAAAGATGTATTATTAAATCCTTATGATGCTCCATATAAAGATGAAAGGCATTTTGTTCAAAATATTCCTGTAAATGCGGTTCCTATTAATATTTCAACTAATGTAGGAGCAGTTGACACTACATATCGTCAAATGGGTATAATGACTCCATTAAATGGCGTATCAAAAGATAATATATTACCACTAATGGGGCGACCATTATTTACTAATAGAGATAAATGGCAATATTATACTATATCAAATCAACATAATAATGTAAAATTACCTATTTCATTTAAAGGTCGTAGTGCTTTAAATGATTATGGGGTAGATAAAATATATAATGGAGATACTATTTATGTTGAAGGATATAATGACGCTTTTAAAGTAACAATTTATGAAAATGACACAATTAAGTACTTGCCATTTATTTAAAATTTTGTATTTATTATTTTAATATAATATTAAATATTAAATATTATATTAATTATGACTGAATTTTGTATTGAAACTTTCATAAATACTTACATAAATAATTTAGAAGAAAATGCAGACACTATTAATGTATCGTGTGTATCAAGTAATCCACTTAATTATCTTCCTGATGTAACTAGATTTAAAAATTTACGAATATTAAATTGTGCTAATAATCAATTAACAAAGTTACCTACTTTAAATACAAATATAGAACACTTATATTGTTACAATAATCGATTAACTTTTTTGCCTACTTTAAATGAAAATCTACAAATATTAAATTGTGGTAATAATCAACTAACGGAGTTACCTACTTTAAATGAAAATTTACAACAATTATATTGTTCTAATAATAAATTAACATTCCTACCTTCTTTAAATGAACATTTACAAACATTATCTTGTGATAATAATCTATTGGTTGCTTTACCTACTTTAAATACAAATTTAAAACAATTATATTGTCACAATAATCCATTAGTTACTTTACCTACTTTAAATGCAAATCTACAATTATTATGTTGTCACAATAATCAATTAACTTTTTTGCCTTGTTTAAATCTAAATTTAAAACAATTAAATTGTGCTAATAATCAATTAACTTTTTTGCCTACTTTAAATACAAATATAGAGGACATATATTGTCACAATAATCAATTAACTTTTTTGCCTACTTTAAATGTAAATTTACAAATATTATTGTGTAGTAATAATCAACTAATAAAGTTACCTACTTTAAATACAAATTTACGACAATTATTTTGTAGTAATAATCAACTAACTGAACTACCTACTTTGAATGAAAATCTGCAATTATTAACTTACGATTATAATCCTATTTATGACATAATAGGTAGTAATGATTTATTTATAATAAATACCAAACTAAAAATATTACATACATTTTGTCATTTATATTATTGTTTAAAATTTAAAACACAATTTAGGGATTTATTATGGAAAAATATAAGAGAACCCAAAATTATGAAAAAGTACCATCCTAGTTATTTGAATAAATTATTAATAGATGATGTCGAAGGTACAGAAGATATAGACATGGTTTTAAATAGTTGGTTGTAATATTTACAATTTATATTTAAATAGAACATATTAAATATAAATAATAATTATTTACAAGATTTGTTGTAAAGATACTTTAATAAGTGATATATATGTTGGTCACACTACTAATTTTACAAAAAGAAAAAATGGTCATAAAACTTCTTGTTCTAATGAAAATGATATATACAAAGAAAAATGTGCTAATGATAATGGTTATTCAGTTATTCGTATTTTACAAGAAGATGTATTTTATGATACTTACAATTGGTCTAGAGAATTATGTGAAACAATCGAAGAACTTAAAAATGGAGATGAAATAGCAAATGTATATTTATGTAAAAATGATGAATATTATTGTTATAAATAATCCGCATTTGAAATGTTAAAATAATAATAAGTATAATATATTAAATAAGTTTGAATATATTATATAAAATGATATCGTGTAAATTATGCGGAGGATTAGGTAATCAATTGTTTCAAATATTTACAACCATAGCGTATGCTTTAAAATGCGAAAAATCTTTTTTCTTTTTAAACAACGCACAATTAGGAACTGGTTCAAATGGTGTAACCATAAGATACACATATTGGGAAACTTTTTTATCGAGTCTTAGTCCATTTTTAAAAAATATGAATGAAATTCCACAATTAATATTTATAAAAGAAAATGGTTTTACATATAAAGAACTACCTGAAACTTTTGAAAAGAGTTATGGAACTTTGTTAGTTGGTTATTTTCAAAGTCCAAAATATTTTGATAGATATAAGGAATCAATTTGTAAGTTACTTAAATTAGATTTAAAAAAAAAAATCGTAAAAGAAATATCAAATATTAATTTTACAAACAATCAATTCATTTCTATGCATTTTAGATTTGGAGATTACAAAAAATATCCACATATTTATCAAATTTTAAGTGAAACGTATTATAGTAATTCAATAACTTATATTTTATCTGAAATAAAACCCCAATACAATACCAAATTATCAATTTTGTATTTTTGTGAAAATGAAGATATAGAAGATGTAGAATATATTATAAAAAAATTACAATTAGAATTTTCATTAATAAAATTTGAAAGAGCAAATTCATTGTTAAAAGATTGGGAACAAATGTTATTGATGAGTTTATGTAATCACAATATAATAGCAAATAGTACATTTAGTTGGTGGGGAGCATATTTAAATACAAATGTAGATAAGATTGTGTGTTATCCAGAAAAATGGTTTATGCCGAATGTTCATAATACGTGCGACTTATTTTTAGAGGAGTGGGTGCCAATAGAAAATATACATAAAAGTAATTTAAAGAAACTTAAAATTAATTAAAAAGTAACTTAAAGACCCAAAATATATAAAAAGTAACTTAAAGAACTTAAAGGTTATCAATAATAGAAGTCCTAGTTGAATCCAATGCAATATCACTTTTTTCTTCTCCTCTAACATCTCTTTCAACATCAACTAATCCATAACAAAGAGTAACTCGTTGACATTTAGATTTATACAAATACAAACAAGTGCTGGCAATAACAGGAACAATAATAATACTTAAAAATGTAAATAATTCATTCATATAATATAAATAATATTATATTTAAATAAAGTTGCTATAAATTAATGATGAAGATACATAATCCAACAACCGGCAAACGAAGATACTAAATCAGGAAATAATACTAATGTTTGTTCACGATTAATAATATGTGTTTTGTAAATTGTTTGAAATATTTCGTCATTTTTAATTAAATATTTTGTAACAATAGAATCGGGTAAAACATGGTTTCTTAAAAAGTTTTCTAGTGGTTCAAAAGATAAATCCCGACTTTCAGTTGAATTTAAAATTGTATTTAATTCTCTACATATAAGTTCAGGTTTAATATAATCTGTATATATTTGCTTAACTAGGTCTGAAGGAAGCTTACCAATGATATAATTTATTTTTTGTTCATTTTCATAGTTTATGATTTGTGACATTATTTATGATAATATGTTGTTATAATTAATAATATTTAATAATGTTTGTTACTTTAATAATGTATTAGTTCTTTTTTCTCTTATTGCCTTAAATAACGCAACTTTATCTAAATCAAGCATCATATCTTTATAATTTGTTAGTTTTTTTTCAATATCACTATAATCTTCTCGTTGAACTATGGTTAAAGGAGTGATTAAATACCAATTACTTGAACGTTGTAAAACAAACCAAAACATATCTATTGCAAATTTATGTTTTTCATTTGGTTTATTCAATAAATGTGTTAATCCCATTTTAACATTTTGAAGCAATACTTTTATATAATGTCCATTAACTAAATAACCTGTAGTGGTTTGACAATGTGATACTTTTATGCAAGTATCATCTATATTTTCATATGGTGGTATATTATTTCCAGCAAGTAATATAACATCCCAATTATTATTGTGTATTTTAAAAAATTTGTTTATTTGAGATTTAAATAATTCTGGATTTAAAAATGTAATATCATCTTCTATAATTAAAACGTGGTCTAAATTATTTTGTAGAGCATTTTGTAAAATTGTAAGATGACTCATACTACAACCTATAGCACCATTTTCCATTTGTATGGCATTAAATCTATTAGCAGTTATTCCAATTTTTTGTAATTCTTTTGTTACATATTCTTTACGATCAGTTCTATGTTGTAAATTAATATAAAAAGCATTTGTAATATCGTTTAAGCAATTAATAGGCATTATAAAAATAATATATAAATTATGTTTATAATGGTTACGCAAATATGTAAATTTAACGTTGTACTCCTCCTAATCTAATATTAGCGGATGATGTTGCTTTTGGTTTAACTCCAATACTTCTAGCATAATTAGGAGAAAATTTATTAATATTGATATTGTATTTTTGCATTTGATTATTTATTTGTGTTTGTAAATGTGGCGGAGGTGGAATTATGACTTTTGTAGGATCATTTGAATTTTCATAACTATATTTAATTATTTCTTCAGCGGCAGCAACTCCATATTGTTTAATCATTTCATTTTTCTTTTCTGCGGTTGGATAAAAAGGAATATTTGACCAATCATTTCCAACTATATCTATTGCAATGCGAGAGTTATCTGGATGTGTAATTTTATGAGGTGGTTCTCTTAAATCATATTTATGATAATGTTGATCTTCAAATTTGATTTTAGTCATAAAATTAGTAATATTAATAAGAAACATATTATTTGTATTTATTACATGTACATTATCTAATAAATTGCTAGATTCAACATCAATAGTATATTGTAATTTGTGAATAGTTCTTAATCCATCAATGCCGTCATCATGATTTTTTTTCCAAGGATCTTTCCGATTAATAATTCTTTGAACTCCATCAAATAAATGTAAAATATTGGGATGCCCAATTTTGTAAAATTGACTTCTGTCTATTTTAAGTCCAATTTTGTCACATCTATTTTGTAATATATTATCTTCCATTCCCCATCCCCAAAAATTAGGAAATCCATTAATTGCTTCAAAATCAGACCCATTTAATGATACAATTCCTCCTAAAGCATAATCAAATCCATAAAAATGTTTAACAATTCCAGGAACAGTTTCATAATCAAAAATTGCAGAAAAAGGAATTGTATCAATATCATTAAAAACAAAGGTGATATTTTTATAATCATTTGGATATTTTATCTTCATAGTTAAAAATCCAATATTCTTAGTAGCTCCTCTATTAAATGGTCGAGTGTCGTGTTGATGTGAAAAATATACTTCATAATCGTCTTTTAAATAACTTTGTTGCATAATAGTATTTAGATAATTTGAAAAAAAGAACTTGTGTTGAGGTCGATTTCTATAAGGAATAATAAAAATAAGTTTTGGTATCTTTGACATAATTAATCTGAAGTATTTTATATTATTTATAATACGAATTTTGCTAAACTAATAATTTACTTTTATATAAAAAGTAAATGCGTATACAAATTAGTTAAGAATATTTATTTAAAATAATAGAAGGAACCAATTCTTCTGTCATTTTTTCAAGTTTTTTATAACATTTATTAATTGTTACTTCAGATATTTCACTAATAGCTTTAACTTCTCGTTTAGAAACATTTAACTTGCATAATTGTGCTATAAAATAAACAATTCCAGCAGCTATAGAATGGGGAGTATTTTCAGGCATTAAATTTTTATGTTCAATTTTGATAGCAATAAATTTACATAATCTTGTAAGTTCAGCATTAATATTTAGTTTGCTACAATACCTTTCAATAAAATCTTCTGGTTTAGTTTTACAAAAAGCAGTTTTATCTTTATTATCCATATCTTTTTCAAGAATGCTTAAAATGGTTTGAGCATTTTTACAACCTTGAGTTGCGCTAGTAACATCTAAATGAAATATTGTTGCTAATTCTTTTGCTGTTCTAGGATAATTATTAATTCTGCATGATATGTAAATAGAAGCTGCGATTAATCCATCTTTATTATCACCTCTAAATGATTGTTCATATTCACATATTTTTTTATGATATCGAATAGCATCATCTATAATTTTTTTAGAAATTCCGGCGTTATTAGCATAAATAGTAATACGTTGAAATTCGTCATATTGTGATTTTTCTTTATATGGCATAGATTGCCATTCTGTATATCGTTTAACTTTTCTCATTTCATATGATGTTTTACCAATGCATAAAACTTTACATCCAAATGATGATTCTTCTAAAAATGGGTTAATTGGCATTCCACATCTAGTAGGATCAGAACTTTGGTTATCATCTGCTCCATAATATCTCCATTCAGGAGAATGATCTAACATGTCCTTATAAATAATGCCACATTTATTATTTGTACAAGTTAGAAAACCTTCATCAGAATATGCTAAAGCAAATTGACATCTTTCACAATTTTCTCTATCTCCCGCAGTTCTATATAAACATTCTAATGGTTCTTTTGGTTTATCTGGATTTATAACTTCGGATTCAAAAACATTCCAAAGTTTTGCTTTTTCTAAAAAATTATTGTCTTTATTTTTTTTGCTTCTTTCGTTATTCATTATCATTATTGTTTTATTAAATTAGAAAATAAATATTTAAATCAATTTTATTTATTGTATGTAAACTAATATAATAATTTTAAATATGGTATATTATGATATAATAAATAATATTAAATATATATTATATGGGAAATCAAACATCTACTACGTCTACATCATCTAGTACATCTACCTCATTTACGGGATCTAATGCATCTACATCATCTAATAAAGAGCAAAATGATAAGTTATCTCCAAAATCAATATCTCAAATATTAGATTATATAGCAACTTATTATATTCTTACAATGGATTTTAAAAGTTTAAGAAAATTATACGATAAAGAATATTGTGACAAGTTAGTTGTACTAACATCTGATATAATTAATATATATTTTACTGACTTAGAAATTACGTATCTTGCTCAAAGAATAAAAAATGGGGTTGAAGTAAATGAACTAGAGAAAGATAAAGTTATATTTTTTAATAAAGATGATATTAGTAATTTTGATGTTCAAAATTCTGTTAAAAAAAGGCGCATTTGTATGTCTATTTCTAAATTTTATATTAAAATTGCTCATATTTTTGCAGCAATTGTAACAACAATAAATCCAATTTATGTCTATAAAGATACAGAAGGTAATAATATTCGAGCATCATTATTTGAAAAAGGAAAAATTCCTAAAAATACTCCAAGAGAAATTTATAAATTAAATATTTGCGATAATCGCATTAATGCTTTAAAAAATAAAAATTCATTAGAAGTTGATATAGATGGAAATTTGGCAGTTAGTCCAAATGTTTGTAATGTAAATATTGGTGAAGATGGTAACTCTAAAACACTTGCCGATGAACCTGGAATTCCAGAATTAGAAGAGTTATATTATGATGATAATTACGATTTTAAAACAGGAAAATTTATAGGCATGTCAGAAAAAACAAAAAAAATATTTGAAAGTGATTTACAAATATTTTATAATATATTTACCGGCAAATCAACAATGCCTCCAGAAATAAAAAAATTTGGTGATATAAAATTAAGAGATTATCATAAAATGGATGAATGTACAGGTTCTGACCCATTATTTGAACGTAAATATAAAGGTCCTTTAAGTAATAAACTATTTAGTGATTACGCTAAAAATTTAAAAACTATGATTCAAACTGCTAATAAAAATCAAAATGCATTAATACAAATTATTAATCAAATTTTTGTTTATGCAATTGATTCGCAAACAGGTAAAAAACAAATTCGTATTAGTCCAACTTTAACAGAAGAAAAATTACAAGAAATAGTTGTTGAAACAAGGGCATTAATTATTAAATTATATTTATCTTGTGAAATTGATTATGTAAATGGATTAAAAATGTATGAGGCAATTTTAGAACAAAAAATATTAGAAACTTCTCAAAATCAAATAAATAATTTAAACAAAATATCTGAGAAATTAATTATTGAAGATAATACTATTTAACCTGCTAAAGTATAACTGCTAAAGTATAAGAAATAACCAATTTTCTTATAAAATATAACTACGTTTTCTAAATGTATATTTATAATATTACGAATTATAAATTATATATTTATTGAGCGGCTGCGGCTGCGGCTCTAGATGCTGCTGCTGATGCAGACCTTCCGGCAGCGGCAGCCTTAGCGGCGGCAACAGATGCCGCCTTAGCAGCATTAGCGGCTTTGGAAGCAGAAGAAGACCTAGCGGCAGAAGCGGCTCTAGATGCTGCCTTAGAAGCAGATTTGGAAGCAGAAGCTGCCTTGGAAGCAGAAGCAGAAGCAGCTCTAGCAGCGGCCCTCTTCATTGTGCGGGCTGCCGCTCTAGAACGACCACGGGCCATAGACTTGCTACGACGATTACTACGAGATTTATGAACCATTTATATATTATACTTATAGAAAAAAAAATAAAAAATTCAAAATATTAAAATATTAAAATTATTTCGAATTTTATAACTTTCTAAAGTATTTTATTTACCAAATAGTATCTGTAGAATCCCAATACATTTTATCTCCTTTTTTAATATTATATAAACTTCTAAATAATTTTAAACGAGAAAGTGGACAATTAGTTCTATATTTATCCATAGGGTGTGGATTCGTTTTTAACTGAGCTTTTATTGATTTATCAAATATTTTTTGTCTTGCCTGAATTGCAATATAAGTGAAAAATGCCTCGAATGATAACGCACGAATAGGAACAATATCAATATTATATTCTTGAAAATCTTGTAAATATTCTTCACATATTGCTAAACCTGATATATCCGCTAAATTTTCCCCAACGCTTAAACTGGCATCCATTTTTATTCCATCATATCCTGCAAATGTTTCATATTGCTTAATAACATTTTTAATTTTTAAATTAAAATGCTTTAAATCATCTTTTGTCCACCAATTATGTAAATTACCTTTTTCATCATACTTACTTCCTAAATCATCTAAACAATGAGACATTTCATGTGCTAAAGTATACCCAATGTGAGCTAAATTATATTCAATTCCTCTTTCTTCTAAATCTATAAATGGTTTTTGTAAATAAGCTAACGGAACATAAATTGAATTTTCCGTTGGAGTATAATACGCATTTACAATATATGATTGCTTTCCTATCATTTTAAAATGTTCCCAATCTATAGTTGGAATATCTACTTTAGATGACTTACCGTCTAATTTAATAAATTGTTTTGTTCGCCATTTAGCTATTTTTATTATATTTTGAAATGCTTCATTACTATCATACTCTAAAATAGGATCTTCTCTTAATATTTTTGGACTTCCAACTTCTAATTTTATATGTTCTAATTTTAATAAAGCAAACTTTTTAGTTGAAGGCGATAACCAAGTATTACGTTTAATAATTCTTTTATAAATATTTAATAAATCACTTGCCATATTATGAGTATAATCAATATACCTTTGGTCTTTATTTTTATTAATATACTCATTTGTTAAAAATGTATTAAAACAAAATGACATTCCTAATACAGGATATATTTCTTGTGGCATTGGGGCGGATTGCCCTTCAATAAATTTACCATGAAAATCGTAATAAACAAGTCTCCATTCACTATGAAACCGCATTATTTGCCTAAAATTAATATAATAATAGTAAGTTTTCCATTTTGTACTTTTCCATGCATTGTTTTTTGTTAGTATTTTCATAATACATTGTAAATAATTTAGACTAGTACAAATAAAAGTTTTTGGAACATTTGTGTATCCAATTTTTGTAGCATATTCATTCCAATCAAACCCATATTTTAAACCTTCTTCTTGTGTAAGAACATTATACCCTCTTGTAAAATCATCATTTTTAACAGAATTACAACCTAATGCAACTAATATATCATATTCACAATCCCAGACATCAGTTTCTTTAAGTCCATGATTTTTACCTAAGCACAAATTAAACATTGTGGAAATAAACTCAAGGTATTTACGTTTAAATTTATTTTTATATATTTTTGTACTATTATCATCTGTAGGATTTTCAATATATAATGTATAATCATATAATGTTAGTTTAGGAGCACTAATATTAGAGATATAATATTGTACATTTTGTTCATTTCTTAAAACATTCCAAACTAAAGGAGAACCCCAAGAAATAACTTCGTTTTTGTTTTGACTTCCTAAAATATTATAAATATTTCCTGTGGATATACGATTATCAATTAATTTTAAATAAATTTGTATATAATTTTCTGCAGATTTATTATTTAAATTATATAGAGAATTGTAAACGGATTGAATTGCGTTAGCTTTATGTGATGTATTATTTTTTATATAATTTTTAATTATATCAATTAATTCATAATATACTTTTTCCTGAGTCATTCTAAAACTATCTATTTGGACATAATATTTTAAACTATTTTTAAATTCTTTATTTTTATCACTTATCCATTTATAGTTTATATATGTATAATAATCATTACGAGGAGTATATTTACTAGGAGTAAAAGGGGTTTTAAATAATTTAATTAATTTGTTTTCGGTATTATTCTCACGAGTTTGTATGTGTTTTATATTATATTTGGATTCATATTGTTTTTCAAAGCTATTTAATGTGTTGGCATGTGTTTTACAATATATCTTTAAATTTGTTTGACTTGGTTTACATTTTTTTGTACAATTATTAAATGTTTTATTTTTTTTTGTTTTCATATATATTAAATAAATAATATTAATTTATTTTGTTATCAATCTTATTTAATAAATCTTCACTATAAACTAATTTGCCTGAAGGTTTATATGAATTAATAGGAGTATATTTTTTGCTATTTTTAATTTGTTCTATATTTTCTGGAGGTTGTTCCTTTTCATCTTCACCAGCATTTTCAGATATTTTTTCACCATATTCATTGATTATTATACCAGTTTTATGTTTAATTTCATTCCTAACATATGACGGCACCCAATGGTCCCAACATATAAATAAAGTATTTGGATGAAAATATTTAACATTAAACCCATTTTCTTGTAAAGCATTCATTATATATGCAATACAACCGGATTGATCATATTTTGGAACACCAATAATGATTTCTGGAACAACAAACCAACAAAATTTTTCGTGTATACTATGTTTTGCGGTTGTTTTAATTCTAACATGAATACGATTTAATATTTTTTTAAATAACTCTAACTTGCCAATATCAACTTGACGTTTCTTTTCATATAATTCATCAATGCTAATTTTTTCTGAAAACTCTGAAAAATTTTCCAATGTAAAAATATTTGCCATTTGTTATTTAAAAGAAAATTATTTTAATTTTTGGCGGAAATAAAAAATTTTATTATTATTTTTCATTATAACTTTGTAAAAATATATATTTAAATAAAATGAATATTTAATATTTATGACAATAAAACATTTAGTAATTAGTGGTGGAGGTCCATTAGGTTTAAGATACTTAGGCGCATTACAAAAACTTGAAAAAGAAAATTTTTGGAAAGTAGATAATATAGAATCAATATATGGAACTTCGGTTGGTTCAATGATTGGAGCATTTATTTGTCTTAAGTATGATTGGGAAACTTTAAATAAATATATAATTGAAAGACCTTGGAATGATGCTTTTAAAATAAATGCAAAACAAATTTATGAATCATATTACAATAAAGGATTATTTGATAAAAAATTGGTTGAAATAATTTTTAAACCTTTATTACAAGCAAAAAATGTAGAAATAAATGTAACATTAAAAGAATTTTATGATTTTTCAAAAATAGATTTTCATATTTTTACATTTGAATTAAATAATTTTGAAACTATTGAATTATCACATACAACTCATCCTAATTTAAGTTTATTACAAGCATTAACAATGTCATCTGCTTTTCCAGGAATATTTATGCCAAACATAATAGATAAAAAATGTTATATAGATGGTGGAGTAATGTGTAACTATCCTATAAATCAATGTTTAAGAGATAATACTAATAAGGATGAAATATTGGGAATAAAAAGGTCACATGACAATGATAATAATAGTTTTAAAAATGCAGAAATTACAGAAGAATTATCATTGTTAGAATATGTGATGTGTCTCACAACTAATGCAATGAATTTTATACGCGGTACAGTTAAATTAGAAAATATTAATAATACTATTGAATGTAATGTGACAGAAAATATTTGTAATTTTTTAGATTTTATTCAACAAGCAGTAACAAATCAAGAATTAAGAAACCAATGGATAAAAATGGGAGAAGAAGATGCTACAAAATTTTTATCTAATAAATCAAATGTTGTTTAAGTTATTTTAACGCCGATTATGAGTTTTGAATAAATTCTCCATTTTTATAATAATTATAAGTAGGGGTATATCCGCATGTGTCAGTTTTACTAAAAATTTCAAGTCTATGATTTGGGTACTCCATTGATTCTTTTATAGCATCTTCCTTTGATAAAAATATAATTATATCTTCCCATTCAAATCCAGAACCACAAAGAACATAAACAAACTCCATTTATTTATAATATAAGTATTTTTTTATATTATAAATGTCTAATAGTTTGTACTTTATAGTAAATTAAAAATAATTTAAAGAACTGTATTCAAAAATTGTTCCATGGTTGATTTTGTTGGTTTAGCATCATATTCAATTATTTGATTATCCTTAATCAATTTTATTGTAGGATAACCTTCAATACTATATTTATCCATTAATTCAGATATTTCTGCGGATTCATTGGTACAATTATATTCAATTAATGATAAATTATAACCATTAATTATTTTGTTATCATACTCTGCCTTTAATGAGTCCCATTCAGGTTTAGCAGTTTTACAATGTGGACACCAATCTACATAAAATAGCATTAATGTAGCAGTTTTATTTGAATTTGCATTTTTTGGAATATGTTCTCTATTTGGGTGAAATGTCTTTGCATTAGTCGATTGTTTGTAAATAAAATATGCTGAAATAAGTAATATAATTACTACTATAATAATTGCTGCTATTTTCCAATTCATTAACCAACTAATTTTTTCTAATAAATATTTTTGTAATGAAAAAGTACCACCCATTTTTGAAACATTTAAACCATTTAACCCACCATTAAAAGTTGATAAATTTCTATTCATATATATTAAATAAGAATAAATTATAGTATCTTTTAAACGAATAATTAAATTCTAATTATTCGTTTAAAATTGTAACATAAAATGTATATAATAAAAAAGTTAAATATTCATTTACAAAAATATAAAAATTTACCTAAAGAACTTTTAAAGAACCTTAAAGAACTTTAAAAAATGGTTTTAATAACTGAAATAATGAGAACTAACACAAATAAAGAAAATATATAACTACAAATAATATTTGTTTTTATTGGATTCCAGTTTTCAGTTTGATTCAAAATATTTACATTAAAATTTTTAGAAAATTTGTTAGTTTGTCTTGTGTTATAATATAAAGTATATCCTAAAAGTGTAAGTATAATCACTTTTCCAAATATAGAAGATAACATAAATGAATTTAATGGAGACATCATAAAAAAAATAATAAATAACATAGATAATCCAACACACATGCAAACATTTTGAGTAGATTTTGTAAATTCAACAATCATTAAAGAAGAAGACATAGTTACAATATATTTATATTTTAATTTTTGATTTAATGCATTTTTTATCCATTTTAAATGTAGCGCTTTTATCCTCTTGTGGAACAATATTAATAATACATCTAGCCTTTTTACCATATAAAGGTTCTGTACAACCTTTTTCTTTTTTCTTTTTTGTTTGAGATTTTTTTATAAAATTAAAAATTTTAGGCGATTCTTCAGTACATCTAGACCTAAAATGTTCATATCTTTCTCTTATATCACAATATGTTAGATTTGATTTTTTGTTAAGCATTTTATTTACCAATTCGTGTAATTCATAAATATATCTTGAAAACGTTTCTCTATTTTTCATATGGCACATTAATAATGGTTTTTGATTAAAATTTTTTGTCAAATTAATTCTACAATACTTGCAAGGTAAAACATATTTTAGACTATAAATAAATTCTTTATAATGTATTTTATCTTCATTTGTAGGATTTACAGGATAATTAAAACTTATTGTATGTAATGCTGTCCATATAATAGGCCCCCAAATTTTTGTAACCATTCCATCTGAAGATGAAAAATTATTTTTTTTAAATATTCTTTTTGTTTTATTATTTATATTTTTATGTTTACGTGTTTGCGTCATTATATATTACTTAAATAAAATAACATTAACAAATTTTTTCTATTACATTCCAAATGTTGAAAAATCTGATAGCACAGGAACTGGCATTGTATTTGGATTAAACGCGCTGTAATTTGGTATTTTTGCACATGTAAAATTAGGTTCAGGACATCTAGCACAAGGAGGACAAGGTGGACATTTAGTAACATCTGTATCTGTATCAGTAGGACATTTAACTATTGGATTCGGACATTTTGGACAAACTGGTGGTACTACTTGAGATTTTAATATATATAAATCTTCCTGTCCTGAAGGAATTTGAGAACGAGAAACGCCTTTTGGTAAAGAGTTATAATAATCTGAAGAATCATATTGATTATTATTATTATGGTCATATTGATTATTATCAAATTGATTATTATTATTATGGTCATATTGATTATTATCAAATTGATTATTATTGTAATGTTCATAATGATTATTATTATAATGGTCATAATTATTTATAGTATCATGTATATTATCACTACCATAAACAATTTTAGAACCATTTGGACCTGTTATTTCTACTAATTGTTTTCCATTATTAGTAATTAATTTAGCAGAACCTCCATTTGGTCCATAATAAATTGACATATTTGAATCATTAGAATTTGAATCTATATGATAAATTTGAGTAGTTCCATTTTTGTTAGTTATAACAATAGTATTATTATTTAAAGTTTTAATTACCTTTGCTGTTCCTCCATCTGGTCCATAAAAAATAGTAGGAGATGAAGTTTTATTATAATGATTATAGTTATCATAAATACTTTGACTAGTAAATGACGAATCCTTAGATGAATCCTTAGATGAATCATTGGATGAATCATTTTTAACAGAGTTAAACCCTTCAATGCATCCTTTTCCACCTAAAAATGAACATAAAATAAATGATAACAATAAAATCACAAAAAGTATTAATAATTCACCTTTCATTATATAATTTATATAGTGAAAAAAATTGATTTATTTATTTAATATTTATATTTAAATAAATAAATATATATTTAAGAATGTTTAATCATAATAATTTGTTTAGTAAAGTTATAATTAAAGACAATAATGATTCTTCACATAAAGAAGAAAAAGAAGTATTTGAATTAACCCCCCCTAAAAAAATACCAAATGTGTTAACCCCATGGTTTGATGCTGATACCACAATTATTGAAATAGGTATAGATGAAGCTGGTAGAGGTCCAATGTTTGGAAGAGTTTACGCAGGAATTGTTGTTTTACCTAAAGATAATAGTTTTAATCATTCGCAAATGAAAGATAGTAAAAAATTTCATAGCAAAAAGAAAATAGAACAAGTTGCCGATTATATTAAAAAAAATGCGATTGCTTGGGCAGTAGAATATGAAGATGAACAAACTATAGATAATATAAATATATTACAGGCAACACAATCAGCAATGCATAAAGGCATTAGAAATATATTATTTCAATTATCAAACTTATTAGATATTGATTATAATAAAATATTAATATTAGTAGATGGTAACTATTTTAAACCATTTACAGAAAAACCCATAAAATATAAAATGATTGAAGGAGGAGATAATAAATATACATCTATAGCAGCCGCGTCTATATTGGCCAAAACTGAAAGAGATAAATACATTGATGAGTTATGCAAAGAAAATCCGGAATTAGTAGAGCATTATGACATAAATTCAAATAAAGGGTATGGGTCTAAAAAACATATGGATGGCATTAAACAATATGGTATCACTAAATGGCATAGAAAAACTTTTGGAATATGCAAGGAATATAAATAATAAATTTAATAATTAATATTATATTTTTTTACAATATAATATTATATTAATGGTAAAAATATTGGCATTTGATACTGAAACAAATACAAATACAATGTTAATGCGTGAAAAAAATAGTAAAAAATTACTAAGTTTTGTTGATTATAAAAATAATAATTCTTTGTGGTCTACATATATTAATATTTGTCCATCAATTATTCAATTAAGTTATGTTTTATATGATACCAACAATTCATCTAGTTCTAAAATTTTTAATAAATATATTGATATTCCTGATAATATTACAATAACTGAAGAAACAATTAAAATTCATCATATAACAAGAGAAACAATTTTAAATGCTACTAATGTAAATAAAGCAAAAATAGAGGACGCTTTAAATGAATTTATGAATGATTTTAGTAAAGCGGATGTAGTTGTTGGACATAATGTTCAATTTGATAGAACAATGATTATTGCTGAACTAATAAGAACATCTAAAGAAGATAAAGTTCAAAAAATTAAACAAATGATGAATAATAATAATTTTGCGTGTACAATGAAAATAACAACCCCTATTTTAAAACAAGTTTTACATGTGACCAAAAAAACAGAAGACCAAAAAGTTTTTAAATATCCAAAATTAATAGAAGCGTACAAATATTATTTTGGATATGAACCAAACAAAAAATTTCTTCATAATGCTTTAATAGATGCTATTGTTTGTTTAAGAGTATATTGTATGTCTTTAAATAATGGATTTGATATTTGTGGCACAAATAAAATAATAACTAATTATATAAAAAAAATTTCTCCTTTAGGATATACTTGTAAATATAATAAAACTAAAAAAGCAAAATTACATAAATTAGTATCAAAAACAAGAAAAAGATTATCTATTGTAAAACATAAAACATAAAACATAATTTATTTCTAAGCGGAACAAGATTCACAAATATCTTCTTTTTCTTTGTGTATCGCAGTTGGTTCAATTGTAAATTGTTGAGCCTGATGTTTTGCTTTTCTTCTTAAGTAATAAATTCCAGTTTTTAATCCTTTCTCCCAAGCATAAAAGTGCATAGATGTTAATTTGCTATAAACAGGTTCTTCTATCCATAAATTTAAACTTTGACTTTGGCAAATAAATGGACCTCTATCAGCTGCCATATCTATAATATGTTTCATAGGCATTTCCCAAACAATCTTATATTTATTACGAATATGCTGTGATAAAAATGGCATTTGTTGAATAGAACCTTTATTCGCAATAATATTATTTTTTATTTGTTCATTCCAATGACCTAATTCAATAAGTTCTTTCATTAAATATTTATTAACAACCACAAATTCTCCTGCTAATGTTCTGCGGGAGTATAAATTGCTTGTAAATGGTTCAAAACATTCATTATATCCTAGAATTTGTGATGTAGATGCGGTTGGCATTGGAGCAACTAACAAAGAGTTTCGTAATCCATATTTTTGTATTGATTTTTTAAGAATATCCCAATCATAACGATTACTAGGACTCACATTCCAAAGATCAAATTGGAGAATTCCTTTAGATGTAGGTGATCCCTCAAATGAAATATAAGCGCCAAATAAATCTGTATTATCACGATTTAATGTAGAATATTCATACTCGTTAAGAACACTTTCAATAGAGTTTGCATCTAATAATTTAATTTTTTCACCTCTTTCAAAAGAAATTTCATTACTTTTTTCAAGAGATGCGTGATAAATAGTTTCAAATATTAGTTTATTAACACTTTTGGCTTCTTCAGAATGAAATGGAATATCCATTAAAATAAAAGCATCTGCTAAACCTTGTACGCCAATGCCAATAGGTCTATGTCTTAAATTACTTTTTTTTGTTTTCTCAGTAGGATAAAAATTAATATCAATAACTTTATTTAAGTTGTTAGTTACTACTTTAGTAACTTGATGAAGTTTATCATAATCAAATTGTTTTGTTTGTTGATTAACAAATGCTGGTAAGGCAACGGACGCTAGATTACAAACTGCTGTTTCAGTACTATCAGAGTATTCTATGACCTCACAACATAGGTTGGATGATTTAATTGTTCCAAGATTTTTTTGATTAGATTTTATATTGGCTGCGTCCTTATAAAGTAAATATGGTGTCCCTGTTTCCATTTGAGCATCTAAAATAGCAAACCATAATTCACGCGCATTAATAGTCTTTCTAGCTTTGCCATTTGTTTCGTAAGATTCATATAAATTTTTAAAATTTTCCCCATAAACATCAGATAACCCAGGACATTCGTGTGGACAAAATAATGACCATTTGCCATTTTTGTCTTTAACTCTTTCCATAAATAAATCAGAAATCCACAAAGCATAAAATAAGTCACGCGCTTTCGTTTCTTCGTCTCCATGATTTTTTCGCATTTCTAAGAAATCAAAAATATCAGCGTGCCAAGGTTCTAAATAAATTGCAAATGAACCATTACGCTTATTACCTCCTTGGTCAACATATCGAGCAGTATTATTAAATACCCGTAACATAGGAACTAATCCATTAGATATTCCATTTGTTCCTTGAATATGACTTCCTTTTGCTCTAATATTATGAACATGTAATCCAATTCCTCCGGCCCATTTTGAAATATGTGCGCAATCTTTTAATGTATTAAAAATTCCATCAATGCTATCATTTTCCATAGCTAACAAATAACAAGAGCTCATTTGTGGTCGTGGAGTTCCTGCATTGAAAAGGGTTGGTGTCGCATGTGTAAAAAATTTTTGAGACATTAAATTATATGTTTCTTTAATGAGTTCTAATGAATTAGGATTATTTAAATCGCCGTGTATTCCGACAGAAACTCTCATCCACATATGTTGTGGTCTTTCAATAATATATTTTCCTTTTTTAAATAAATATGCTCTTTCCAAAGTTTTAAACCCAAAATAATCAATTAAATAATCTCTATTATAATCAATCATATCATTTAAATTTGTAGCATACTTACTAACAAATATCCATAAATTTGATGATACTAATGGGTTATGATTGCCGTGAATATCATAAAAATTATATAATTCTTCTACTACATTTGAAAATAATGAATTAGTATTTTTTTGATGATTAGAAATAATAATGCGTCCAGCAAGAGTGCCATAATCAGGATTTAGGGTAGAAAGTGAAGCGCATTGTTCAGCAGCCAATTCATCTATTTTTGTTGTAGAAATTGTATCATATAACTGATCAATTACTTTCATAACTAATTGTGGATAATTTATATGAATTGACGCTTCTTCGCCTAATTTTTTGATTCGCGATTGAATTTTATCAAATGCAATTTCTTCTAATTCACCATTTCTTTTAGTAACACGCATGTATGTTGTTTCCATAGTATATATATTTGGTAGTTTAATTTTAAGTCACTTTTAAAATTAAATAATTAAGTTTTTATATAGATTTATATTATATGAAATATAAATTTGTTATAGGGAGTATTATATTTTTAATACTAATATTAGTATTAAGTTTAATTAAAAATGTTGAAGGATTTAGTGGGTTATATGATTTATCAACGCCTGGAACTTTTCCAAAATCTGTTAAACAAGCAATATTAAATGATTATCCTCTAATAAATAAAAATGAAACTTCAGACAATAATTATAATGAAATATGGTGGCATTATCCTGTATTTAAATTAGGTTCATATAAACAAATAACTAACAATTTGAAATATTATGATAATCCAGATAATGGAACTTGTTCACCTGCAGATTTTTGTGGCGCGTTATATAAAAATAAAAAAGATACTAACACAAATATTACATTGCCATTACCTCCAGTTCAACAAGGTTTAAGAGTTGGTTATTTTATAACTGAACCATAGACTTGATAAAAATAAAATAATAAATAAACCCTTAAAATAATAAATAAACCCTTAAAATAATAAATAAACCCTTAAAATAAAAAATTGACTTAAAAATTATAATACTTATTGTAAGTATCCAAAGAATGCAAGTTTTAATAAAATTAGATAATCTTATTGAAGGACAAGTTATTAAACGCCCTTCAAAATATATCAAAACTCCATATGTTGCTGATATTTTATGCAATGATGCAGAAGTTTTAGGTCATACTGCTTCATTAGGTTGCTGTGGACTTGCTGACGTAAATGCGTCTGTTTTAATATCTCTAAGTCCAAATTCAAATTCAAATTCAAAATCAAAACCAAAAAATAAGGCAAATATGAAATGTACACATACTGTATACTTATCAGTATTAAGAGAGAGAGAATATGAACAAATTATTGGAATCCATCCAAAGTTGGCCGAAACATTAACCGAAGCAGCTTTGAACGCAAACTTACTGACGAAATTACAAAATATTAAAAGATATAGAAGAGAAACTGCTATTTATGTTAAAGATAAAATAGATTCACGTTTTGATTTTACTGGTATAGACCAAAATAGTATTCCATTTATAATGGAAGTAAAAAATGTCCCATTAGCAGACTATGAAAATGTTAGCTTTAAAGAGAGGACTAAAATGAATTTTAATGATAGAGACTTTAATTCAAAAGTATCCTATTTTCCTTACAATTATAACAAGAAACCTTCTGAACCTGTTAGTCCAAGAGCATTAAAACATATTAGAGAATTAACATTGATAAAAAAAGAAACATTGATACAAAAAGAAAAAGAAATTCAAATTCGTTGTATAATGTGTTATGTTATACAACGAACTGATACTAATAGATTTCAACCATCTGTTATTGATCCAGAATATAGAGATGCGTTTAAAGAAGCAATAGAAGCAGGTGTAGAGATAATTACAATGGTTGTTAGTTGGAATAGAAATGGCGAAGCTACTTTCATTAGGGATGATTTACCTATTGCTCTATAAAATAATACAAAAATATTATATCATTATTAAGGTAATATTAAACATTGTCAAAATCAATGTCGATATCAAACTCAATATCTTGGGTTTGTTTTTTTATAACATTTATTTTGGATGTTTCTTTATTAAAATGTAACAAACAACCTTCGGATGGTTTATCTACATTATTATCCGTTTTTTTTGGTCTGCGATTTGGTTCACGATGCCCATAACCAGTAACTCTTTCTTTTGTAATAGTGTTCCAAATATCTTCTAATTGTTTAACATTATCATTAAACCATTGTTGATTTCTACAAACTAACACACAACTGAATTTTTCTAATTTCCAATAGTGTGTCTTCATATATATATAATTAAATTCAGAGTTACCTTGATAATAATCTACTATGTTTTCTTGCCACAAAGTAATATCATTAGAATGAATCATATCTAATGGTTTATGAACGTAAAATGGTTTACCTTCTTTTGTATGAAAGTAAATCATAAGTCCTTTCATACATTTGTCTTTTGATAAACATAAATTGTCTTCATTTTCAGTATCACATAAAAATGATGTACAATCAGGATATTCTGTAAATTTTGTTTCTAAAAAGTCACATTCGTCTAATTCACAAACTTCCATTTGAAGTTGCATTTGAATCCAATATTCTTTTTTAGGTATTCCATTTATTTCTCGATTAACAATATTTTTAATTTCTAACATGCGACCATATCGCTTTGAATGTGTATCAACATTAATTCCGTCTGGAGATGCTCCGATAAATAAATAAGTTTTGTGTTGAATGCACCCAAAATCTTCTATTTTTGTATCGTACATATGTTCATAAATTTTAACTGAGAGTGGTTCATATTTTTGTCCCCAATGAAGTGTAGTGTTAGTATTTACCATTATAACTTCTTTTATTTCTTCTGCATATAAAGTTGGGTTTAATGGTTTACATTTTTCATAAATAAGTTGATTTTTTACCTTTTGATTTTCAAATGCTTTATACGCATTTGAAGCAGTAATTAAATTATGTCGAAACTCATACCATTCTTTTGTTCTTTGAACTGGTTGAGGTTTATTCCTGAGAACATTTATTTGTTGTGTAATATAATTATTATGTGGGTCTTCTAAAATAATTGTATTAGAATAAGAACGTGGCGGCATATAATTTTTAAAAAAATCGTCTTTAGCGTATTCAATAATATCATTTATTTCGTCTTCCGCTTCTTCTGTATAAAATATATCAAATTCAAATAGTGAATACATTAATTCTTGAATATTTTCGTCAAAAATATCTTCAAAATCTGGATCAGAAACAAAAGTAGGGTAGTCTTTAATAAATTCTTCCATTAAATATAAACAAGTTTCATATAATTCAAAAAAATCGGAATCATTAAAGTATTGATATTCTATTTCAGGTATAATTTTATCGGTAATATCAATTAGTTCAAACATATTTATAATATATTATTTTATTTTTATACTATTTTTATTATTAAATATTACATTAAATTACTTATAACCTACTTATAAATAATAAAAATAGTAGTACTAGTATTACAATAATATTTAGTCGTCTTTATCAGAGTCAGAATCATCTATATTTTTAATATTTTTGGCAGTTCCTTGTTTTTTCTTTGGTGCCAATCCTTTTAAAGTAGATACTCTTTTATCTATATTTTTAAGTGTAAAATGGATTAATGGTTTATTAAAAAATAACGCTGGTATATTTTTTATTTCACCTGTATCCTTATTATAATTAACATCTTTAACCCGTTGTAATTTTTTTTTATCTAAACATTCTTTAAAAAAAGAAATAAGTTTATCATATTCTAAATCAGTTAAATTATTCTCAACTTTATAGTTCTCTGCAAATAAGGTTAATTTTCTCATTTTAGCAGTTTTATCTAATTTGCTCCAAGGTTCATTTGAGTTTGTAATTTTTTCATTTTCAAGAAATTTATCTAAATTTTCTAAATCAATTGATGATTTACTTTCAGAACGAGAAAATTCATTTTGTAAACTCGTAAAAAATGACGATTTGCATTTAACTGAGGTTAACTCATTACTATCACAATTTGGTTGTTTATTCATTTATACATTATATTGTAAAATAGATTTTAACTTAGTTTTATATAATAATATAAAAATATGTATAATAAAATTATGTTTAAATTAATTTTATTATAAATTAATATAATATATTAATGGATATCAATAATAATAATAATTCTAATATAAAAAACATAATATTAGAAGAACCACACAACAATAAATCTACAAAAAAAATAAATTGGGAAAAGGAAAAAAAAATGAGAGTAGAAACAAAAACTTGGGGTTTAAACGAAGAAGAATTATCTCATGAAACACAAATAAATATTTTAATGGGTGAGAATTTTATTAATAATGAAAATAATAACAAATATATTTCAAAAATGTTATCTCATATAAAAACAAAATTATATTGTTATAAACAACAGGATATATTAAAAAAAAATTTAAAAGAAAAAGAATTTGTTAGTTTTGAAGAGACAATTAATTTGTTAAAAAACTCCAATATGAAATGTTGTTATTGTTCTAATGAAGTTTATATTCTTTATGAACGAGTTAGAGAATTAAAACAATGGTCTCTTGATAGAATTAATAATGATATTGGGCATAATAATGGAAATTTAGTTATAGCTTGTTTAGAATGTAATTTAAAAAGGAGAAGAACTAACAAAGATGCTTTTATGTTTACAAAAAATATGGTTATTATTAAAGAGGGAGTTATTAAATAAGATTTAAGTTTAATAATACATTATTTTAACAATCATTATAATAATGTACAATACCTGGAAATGGAGTACCGGCGAAACTTATTATAAAAGCGCTAAATCAGAAAAAAAAGTTTCTAAAAATGAAGAACAAGTATATGATTCACAAACAAACGCTATAAGCCAATCTTTAGCAGATGAATCTTTTTTTAATCAAGATTCTGACCTATTAAACATAACAAACTCAATGTTTTCTAGAAATCAAAGTGGAAGCGGAACCAAACGTGAAGATTTAGATACAAAAATAGCTGATAGAGAAATGATTGCTCAAAGAGGATTTAATCCTTTTTTACAAACCAGTTATGTAAATGATATTGTTACTCGTGACATGTTTTTAAAACCTATAAATACAACATTTGAAAAATCAAAAGAAACTCCTAAAGAAGAATCAAATGCCTAAAAATAAATAGAATTAACATTTTTTTGTTTTATTCTTTTTTATCTGCATCTTTTTTATCTTTCTTTTCATCTTTCTTTCTATACAATTTTAATAATAGACTATAAAATAGATATGTATTAAAAATAACTAATATAAAAGTTAAAAAAGTTGAAAATACATTTTAAAGTTCGGTTTAGATTTTTTTGAAAAAAATAAATAATGATTTAATAATAGTAGAATTATATCATTTACAAATGAATAAATGAAGTCTTTACTTGCTAACGCAATAATAACACCAGACGCTGTACCAATATTTTCCAATGTAAATTCAAGAATAGTAGGGGGAGGGTATTCATATTGTCCATTTATATTACGATATTATTTTTTAAAAGATATTAGTTTTAAATACTTTTAACACACATTGTATGAAGTAAACGATTTGCTAAGTATGCTAAAAAGGTATTTAACAAAATTAAAGCAGAATTAATGATAAACATAGCATTAACCTGTTTAACATGATTTACCATAAAATAAGTTGTTGACAAAATAGTTGCTACAAATATTACACCACACGCTATTGATAATGCATAAAAGTAAACACAATATTCTCTGGGCAAAGGACCAAAATATTTATCCATTAAAGAAACAGCCATAATAATATTAATTTAGATAATAATTATTTTAGATAATAAATAATTAATAATTAATTATCTAAATTATTTATTTAAAAATAAAACTACTTAAATAAATAATTAAAGCCTTATTAATGAATAATTCTAATTATACAACGCAAAATGATTTATTGCTTAAAAATTTAATGATTTTTTATAAAACTTATGACTTGGATGGAATGTATAATCTCAATAATAACTTAGATAAAATTTTAAAGATTATTACTGGTGAAACTAAAATTTCACTTCGAATTGTTGATTGGTTTGCTACTAATTATGCTAAAAAATATTACACTCTTTATGTTATTGAAGGAACACAAGATAATGTTACTAGACGTTTTAAAGTTTATGATGACTATAAACTTAAATTAAAGGCTTATTCTAAGAAAAGATTCGATCCTTTTTGCAGATGGGATCGAATTAGTATTCCTTATAAAAATGGAACATCTATTGAAACCACTATTGGACAATTAAACTTTTTTAAATGGACACTTGAGAATAAAGTTATTGATTATATTGAACAAAATTACGCTGATATTGAAAAAGACATGAATAATCGAAATAGCACTTCTAAACGTAAAGAAATAATTACAGATAATTCAAAAACAAGAAAGAAAAGAGAAGAATTGTCTATTTCTGCAACTAAAAGCATTAAAAAAGAAAAAGTTGAAATTATTGTTCAATTTCATTAAAATATAATTTTACAAATTATTAACGCAAGTTTCAATACAAAATTGAATCATATGTTATTCTATTTTATTTTGTCACATTTTTACATCGATATTAACTTGTTAAATACTTATTTATTTTGTTAGTTTATTTTAGTTACAAAGTCATTCACATTTCAAAAGCAAATTATCTACTACTCCAAACTTTTATTAATGGTAAATGTTTATATATATCGATGTTATTAAAAGAATGCCCAACAGGACAATAATTATGTATATTGCCTAATAATGTATCTGTTTTTTCTTCTTTTTGTAATATACAACCAATTACTCGTTCAAAACTACAACGATTATATCTATTTAATACATATTTTAATAATTTACTAATATCATATTTATTATTTATAAAAGTTAAATAATCGTGACTAATTATAGACATAGCACCAAAACAACCTTTCCATAATTCTTTATTTTCATAAAATGTTTTCAGTTCTAAATCGTTAAACACATCTATCATTATTGTTTCGTCTTCTATTTGGTCCCAATGATGTTCAAAACTCCATATTATTTTATATTTATCTACACTCATATCTATATATTTATTTATAAATACAGAATCGTGAATTATTACAGCAACATCAAATAGTTTATTATGTAAATAATAATAATAAGGCAATAATTCACCCCTTTGATGATACTCGCTATTTATAATTGTAGTTTTATATAATGTTTCATCTGTTATGAAACTATTATCACTATTATCATCTATAATAAGAATCTTATTCTCTGGATAATATTGTCTAATGCAATTAACACAATTAATCCAATATTTATTTGTTAAATTATTATTTACATGTCTTAATATAATAAATCCTAATTCTGTCATATATTTATAGTAAATAATATAATTTACTATAAATAACGTTAATTTATTTAAAATGCAGAATAGATTTGCTAGTTTATTTTAATTAAAAGATTCAATAATATTTGTTAGTTTATTTTGTTAGTTTATTTTGTTAGTTTATTTTAATTAAAAGATTCAATAATATTTGTTAGTTTATTTTGTTAGTTTATTTTAATTAAAAGATTCAATAATATTTGTTAGTTTATTTTAATTAAAAGATTCAATAATATTTGTTAGTTTATTTTGTTAGTTTATTTTAATTAAAAGATTCAATAATATTTGTTAGTTTATTTTGTTAGTTTATTTTAATTAAAAGATTCAATAATATTTGTTAGTTTATTTTGTTAGTTTATTTTAATTAAAAGATTC